AACGGAAACATCAGAGACTTCTTCTCGTACATGGAGGGTTTTGATGAAAAGGATGTTTTCAAAACACCGAAGGACTACATCAAGGATATTCTCAGTGATCCAAATCCTATAGGTATTCCCGACTCTATCCATGAACATGGACATATTTGGGACATTTATCAAGAGAATTATTTGGATTCTAAAGGTGTAGATGTCACAACTACTTCGTCTTCATTTTCCGACGCAGATGTATATGACACAAAAATGTACACCACCGGTGACTGGAATCTCATGCCATATTTCGTTCTACATGCTCTAGTGATCCCCAAATCAAAACAGGGGCGGGTACTGGATAGGGATGAAATTAGACCTGGGAGTTGTTGGACAAAGTACGGGAATTTCAAGATGCGAAATCAAAAGTACAAAGAGATTCAAAAGAGACACGGTCATAATCTACATATAGAGGACCTTTGCCTTATAAAGAAGTATGCAGAAAACGGAGACTTACAACCTATGATGGATTATGGTTTAACCCCTCAAGATTTTGATGTGATGAATCATTTAGCGGTAGGAAGTAAGTTAAAACAGAGAGACGTAACAAGAGTAAAGAAAGCATTGAAAAATGCCTACGAACAAAGAGAAAGTTGACGACGACGATGATTCTCTCGATTGCACAAAGACAATCGGTAACGAAATCCATTTCTATGGTGAGATTACACCTGAGAACACCTTGGAGTTTGTTGAGGCTTTCAAGAAACTAGAGGTTCAGCTTCTCAAACATAAGGCAGACCTCATTGGTTATGAACCACAGATCCGTATTCACATCATGAGTGAGGGTGGTGATGTCTACTCGGGGTTTGCTCTCAAAAATATCATCGAAAAGTCTAGGGTGAAGGTTATCACTATCGCACAAGGTGCCTGTTGCTCTGCGGCCACTTTCATGTTCCTAGGTGGTTCAGAACGCCGCATGGGTCAAAATGCATACCTTCTGATTCACCAGATTTCCACAGAGATTTGGGGAGAGTATAGGGATCTCAAACATGAGATGAAAAACTGTGAGAAACTTATGAAGGATCTCAAGAAGATGTACATGTCAAAGACTGACATCCCTGATAGGAAGTTTAAGAAATTGATGAAGAAAGACCTCTATTTGTCGGCATCAAAGTGTCTAAAGTATAAGATCGCTCACGCTCTTGACTAATGATGACATATCTGCGATAGAGGCCTAATAAACATAAAACCAAAAAAAGTATTGCAAACGTATTTGCATTCATAGGCACGTTTGTGCGTTCTGGTGGCCTAAGTCGCTCCATTCTACCGTAATTTACAACTGGAAGTGAAGACATCCTATTTAAAGTTGAGAAATTATTCAAACGTATAATGGAACGCCTTATCCGTAAAGACAAGAATGATCGTGAGAGATTCACTGATATCCACGTGGAGGATCTCAGTGACGGTACCGCTGACATCGTGAAGACGAGTGGTATGGTTGGCAGCGACAAAGTCACTGTCTCTCGTACCAATGTGAAGACTGGTTACGAGAAGGCTCTCGCTCGAGCTCAAACGATGTGGAACAATGAGAACACGAAGGGTACTCAGATTCTTCCCATGTTGGCCAATAAGTGGGAAGATCGTCAGAAGTACATTTCTACACCCTTTTATGTTCAGCCCAAGTTGGATGGGGTGCGTTTGTTGGTGTCCAACAAAGGTTGCTTCTCTAGAACTGGTAAACCTGTGAAGGGGGTTGATCATCTCTCTAAAGGACTCAAGGAAGGGGAGTGGTTAGATGGAGAATGCTACGATCCAGATATGTCTTTTGAAGATATCACAAGTGCTTTTAAGACTAATCCCACGAGTTTGAAGTTCTATGTGTTTGACTATTTTGACATGAATCGGCCAGACCTTCCTTTCACAGAGAGGATGAAGAAGGTCACAGTTGAGACTCAACTTGTTCACAAAAAGTCTGAGGTCAAAAGGTATCACGACACGTTTGTTGAGCAGGGTCATGAAGGTGTGATGATTAGGGATGCCAAGAGCACATATGAAGTTGGGAAGAGGAGTAACTATCTCCTCAAGTACAAAGAGTTTCAGACGGAGGAATATGAAATCACAGGTGCGAAGACTGGTCATGGTAGGGATGCTAACGCCGTTGTCTGGATGTGTAAAACCCAAGATGGTCAGGAGTTTACAGTGAGACCAGAGGGTACTATCGCTCAACGTGAAGAGCACTACAAGAACCACAAGAAGTACCTCGGAAAGATGCTCACTGTGCGTTTCCAAAACCTGACCGCTCTCAGTGTACCCAGATTCCCTGTCGGTGTGTGTATTAGAGATTACGAATAATATTAAGGTAAAGAAATGAACAGTAAAATTGCCATAGATGTAGATGAAGTCCTCGTACACCTATTGAAACCTATGGCCAAGAGGAGGGGGGTGAAGTTACCTGAAAACAAAAAATACAATTACCTTTATAGAGAAGTTTTTAATTGCACAGAAGAAGAATCCCAAGTAATACTTCACGATTTTTACATGTCGGAAGACTTTCGCAATCTGAAGCCCATTGAGGGTTCCCAGCTCGCTATGGATAATTTGAACATGATCTTTGATAAAATGTATATCGTTACGGGTCGTCAAGAAATTGTTAGGGAACCCACTGAAATATGGATTGATCATTTCTTTCCAGGTGTTTTTGATGATGTCATCCTCACAAATAGTTTCACAGAGAATGAAATCAAGAAGGTTGACGTTTGTCGCGCTCTAGGTATTGGTTGTATAATTGATGACAGTATGGGAACGTGTAAAGAATGCATTGAGGGTGGTGTGGATGCTCTAAACTTTGTAGGTGAGGATATATATCCATGGTGTGACGAGAGTGATATCAGTCTTCGTCGTTGGGTGGGCCATGATATTCAGGTACTCTAAACAGCGTTGGATGTACTACATTTTTTGATTCGGAGTATAAATTTCAATGTAAAGAATGACACGATCTTCTTTAGATTTATTTTCGGCCCAATGTGGGAATCTGGCATTCATTATGATATGTTTGCCATCTTCTTCCTTCACGTCACCTAACGTATAATGATGTAAATAACAGTCGTCTGGACATTTAAGACCTAGATGATACGTGAACTTGTATTCGGGTCCAACTGGATCTGTGTGTTGTTTTAATTTTACACCCCCTTTCATGAGAGCAAAACCAGCTATACGAATCCCTGGTATCTGAGAAAGTAATTTATGTGTTTCTGGACATTTCAGACAATTTCCCAACACCGGTTTACTTTCCCAAATAACAGGCCAACTAATCCATTCATTCTGTACATGTGTTTGACCACCTTTGAGCCAACCACATTTACCAGAACTATAATCAGAAACAATCTTACGAAGAATATCAGAACCTTCCCATTCGCCAGTAGGTCTGGGTTCTTCACTTATGAAGACATCTCTAGGTAAAGCATCCAACTCACTGCGTATAACTTTCCAGTGATCCTTGAGCTCTTTAAGATGCATTTAATCTATAGAGGTACAATTTTTTTAACTTTCTCTATGTGTATATTTCGAAAAGTTCTTTGTGATAAAATCATTTGCAATGTTTCCTACAAAGTTCATTGGTCTCAATATATCACAAATTAAAATTACTCTGTGTTTATCGGTGTTATTCTCAACATAGTGAAGATAAGAATCATCCAACAAGACGACTTCGCCATCTCTCCAACTATAGTTTTTACCACCTATGTTTATGAAACACTCGTCACTATTTGGTGTTATAAGACCCATATGTAATCGTATACAACCACGATATGGACCCGTGTGAGGTTTTATTTTAGCACCCGGGCTTATAACGGAAAACATAGCCATCTTAATATTTGGCATACTCTCTATCAAAGCTGAACTCCTGGGACACAACTGCTTACCCCTTGGGTCTGTTTTGTTTTGCCATGTCAGGTAGAGACGTGTCCACTCTGGTTCAGTTTCTATAAGAGTGTAGTAAAACATGTCATTCTTTATAGTTTTGAAAGTTTTGTATATGTTACTCACTTCATCCCTAAATATTTCAAAGTTGTTCCAAATGACGAGGGCTTCGTTTAACATGAATATTTCTCGGTACAAGGGTTGTAACGGTACCTTAGATGTCAATGCAAACACTCTATTGAAAAAGAATAAAAGTATTCGCATCAGGTGTATCGCCCTAACATCCGTCATTAAAATGAGATGACATTATTTCACAAAAATAATATCGCGTAATTGTAGATGAAACACTTTTACGCCATACTTTTTTCGGTTATATTGGGGTATGCATATTACGAGATGATGGAAGCCTCTTTACCTACAGAGACAAACTGTAGTTACATGGCTTCACCCATGACAGATCTCCTCGCGTTTTTATGGGGGTTTGTACTCATGGGATACGGTGTGAGATATGACAACGCTATGTTGACACTTTTGGGTTGCACGATTATCGTTGAACATATTTTCCAACTCAAGAGAAAGGTATAATGTTCGCCCTCTTATGTAAACCCATAGCTGTTCCAACACCCACTGGAAATGTCACCCTTCGCGCTAGAGATTGTCGTATAGCATATGTAAAGCCATCTCAAGTTCAGGAAGGTATCTATGAACTTGAGATACTTGAAGCACCTCCAATAAATATCAGTGAAACGGATTCGTCAAATTGACCATTTTACCCACTTTCGGTTTCATAAAAATAACTTCATCACACTCACCACCCTTCATCGTCATCTGAGCTTCTGTACACACAGTTCCGGATTGCTTGTGACGGTCACATGCAAACTGGGTTCTGTCTGTAATGTTCATATTCTGACTGTATCCGATGAATGTTCTGTCAACGACACCATCCTTATCAAGAGCTTCAACCGTGGCTTTCCATGAGTACTGACCAAAATCCCAGTATTTGGTATTGTCTGTAGGTGGTGGTGGGGCATCTAGACTCGCGGCTTTACGTCGTCCACCAAAACGTCGTTTTATGGAAACAACGGGTTGGAACAGAAGCTGCGTTACACTTAACATTGTAATATGATGTACATATAGTTTTAAGTTACTTTTACTAATTGGAAAATGTCAAATAGTAAAAGTAATGGTGCACTCAAGGAGGTTTGAACTCCTGGCCTTGCGCTTACTAAACGCACGCTCTACCACTGAGCTATGAGTGCTTTAGGTCTCTCCCAACCGGGTTCGAACCGGTGACCTCACGATTAACAGTCGCGCGCTCTACCAACTGAGCTATGGGAGAATGGGTCCTCTCTACCTGAATCGAACAGGTGACAAATGGAACTACAGTCCACTGCTCTACCAACTGAGCTAAGAGAGGGTAAGGGTCCATCACATATGCTTGTTCATGGAGCCTCTTAAGGTGAACAGTCTTATAAGTCTCCTACATATGATCCGGAACGAGCTCCCACCAAGATTCGAACTTGGGGTGGTGGATTCAAAGTCCACAGTGTTGACCAACTACACTATAGGAGCAGATCTATCAATATTAGTTACCTCTTCTTTAAGCTCATTTACATACTTAAACCCAATTAACGATATTGAAAAAAGTCCAGCGGATGTATTAGCTATGATCATTGGAATTACACCGTAATACACAGAATATACAAGACCCATAGAACTCGCTATCATATTCAGTCCAAGAAACTTGTAATCAATCGCGTTGGTATCCTTCTCCTTGTACACATGGTGTACTTGGGGTACAAACATGATGGAAATTAGAATCGCACTTGTCAGTCCAATACCATCAATTGCATTCATCTTACACTAAACTATTTTCTAATGTTTAAGTAGGTATGTTACCACTTCTCATCGTGTTGCTTGTAACGGTCTTGATCTTCCTCTACAGAAGGAGAACTACTAAGATAGAAGAATACGATTACAAGTGTTTTCTATTGACTGTACCAAAAGAGGAAAAGAGGAGAGAACGTTTCATGAAACACCACAGTCCTGAAGTGCCAATTGAAATCATATATGGTCCCGATACACGGGATATCAAAAACGCGAGAAAGTTTGAACATATGATTGATGGTGAATATTTCGAAAAAGCTGTAGAAATGCACTACGATAATAGTGTCAAGAGGCCCGACATCACATATTTTAACATGGGTGCTATTGGTTGCTTCATGGGTCATCTAGAGTTTTACGACCGATGTTTTGACCAGGGGTTGAAATATGCAGTTATTTTTGAAGACAATGTAATTGTAAAATCCAATCGTCTCTATAAAGAGATACAGAATGTCATAGATGAAAGGGGTGATGAATTTGAAATGTGTTTTTTCCATTGTCTCTCACGTCTTCCCGACAAACAAGACGGGAAGTTAGAAAAGGTCAAATGGATCTCCAGTACCAAATGTTATCTCATTAACGTTGAAAATATGAGAGACTATATAAAGCATTTTTTACCCATGGACAACCATATTGACATGAAACATGAAGACCTCATCGCGAAGGGTGCGCGTGTCTATTACAAAGATATGCGTCGGTACATGAAGATTGACCGGAGTCACCACAGCACAATTGGTCACCATGACCACGGTCGTAAAGAGTTCTTTTCTAAACTCCATCCATCTGCAACTCCACGGGATGTCAAGTTCGGGTACTGATATATACAGGTCTCTCAGTTCTGATGATAGAGAGTCCCAAATTTAGAACAGTCTTAGCCAACCACGATTTCACGAAGACAGTAGTATAGTCAATGTATCTTCTTGAATTCGGACGATGATTATCAAGAACCTCCTTCATAGAGAGGACCCTCCCAAGTGAAACCTTTTTACACTCTGTAACATCTATGACAAACTGTACAGGCTTCTTGTAGGACCACGCGTGTGTAAACATGCTGTCCAAGTCGCGGGGTGTTGTGGTGTCCCTAACCTTAATGGTGTATTGGAGAGTCATTAGGAATTAGCAACCTTATAATACGCTGAAGATAAGTTTCTCCACAAAACGTCTCGGACCCAATTGAAGTATCCACCAAAACTTCTGCATGTGTAATGACTAAGGTGGTCATCACATGATTTGTTGATAAAGTCCATGATAAGGAGTAACCGTTCACCCCTCTTAAACTCAACTTTGTGTAGACAGTTGTCAGCCTCTAAGAATACACCCATATTCTCTTTGAATGGGAACTCTCCATGACCCTCTATGGAAAATGTGGTATCGCTCGTATCATGAATGGGGATGACTAAACGATATTGCTTCACGTGTGGTCCATACCTCTTGATGTCATGGTGATAGTTTTCGTAGTACTGCGCTTTCATACCCTCAAAGTAATACCTAATCCAACATCGCTGCAAATCTAGGGAATTGACGGGATACAACTGTTCACCAACAATTTGAGACAATTGTTTCAAAAACTTTTCATTCGAATAAAAGTTCAACTTTACATCTTCATTCAATTTCTTATTCTCCTTAGCTTTCACCAAAAACGTATCAACGAGTTTCTGACGACACGTCTCCGACAACATGTTCTCAACGATGACAAACCCTTTTCCCCTCGTGACCTGACCACCATGGGTATTGACATCACAGTTTAAATCCACGTCATCCACCTTTCTCTTATAAAGAAGAAATGGTACCACAAACACGAGTATCAATAGTATTATAACTATGTATTTCATCTACTATATAAAATCATTTTTATAAACACACAAGAAATGTTTATAAAAATGATCCAAACGGGGCTTGAACCCGTGACCTTGGCGTGCCTTATGCGAGTTTGACCCCACTAGTGTATACTTTGTATAAGCACCACGCTCTAACCAACTGAGCTATTGGATCAAAACTCGTAAACCGTCACAGTAAATCGTCCTCGCTGTTTTACCATGGGTTCTAGGAAGAGTTCTCGTATCTTATCTTTACCACGGGGTGTACCTTTAAGTAATTTCATTTGCTTATCAATGAAGGCTTCTGATCTAAACATAATATTTGAAGTTTCAAAATATTCAACACCGTCAGTAGTAACTATAGTGACTGTGTTTGGTGGTGACGTTTGGGCTCCAATAAACTTTGGGTCTTTGTAATTCTCTCTAAACATCACCTATCCTATATTGAGAAAATCCTCATTTATGCCGATCACACGATTGTCACGGGCACTCTCAAGACGGGTAAGAGTGTGGATAATATTATTGACACCTGGACATACACCACCAGCTGTAAGAATTCCAACCTTCATTTATCTATTTACGGATGTTATTTTTAATTAAGTAAACTGTGAGAAGTACACATGACACAAAACAAATGATATTTATATAATCCAAACTCTTTTTTATGTTATCATATCCAGGTTGAACTTGTTTATCTATACCAGATGGTTTAACTATCACATTTTCAATAAAATCCCAAATATACCACCAACCTTTACTTGCATTTTCAGTTTTTTCAACTTTCTGATATGCTAAAGGTGTATTATGGGTATATTTAGAAACATGTCTATTTGTTTCAAAATCTGCATGTCCTAACATGAAATCGTGATCTATAGCATATTTCATATACTTATTGTTGTAGATTGTAGCATGTGCGGTGAAGTTACATAATATTAATTGATGTCGTCTGTTACTTATGATGTCAAATGGAGATACAATTGGAAATATAGATCCAAAGTTGTAAACAGAAGGGTTGTTTTTCATCAAAAACATATTCAAATCCTGATAAACTTCTGGATCTGTAATTCGTTCATCAAACTCGCAATCGTCTTCTAAAACAAGGATTCTCTTGTAACCCCGTTCAAGTGCATGTTTGAATATAGTCTTAACGGCATCTTCTAAATCAATGTTCGGTTTGTTTTCACGTAAAAACTTTTCACACTTTTTGTAACCATAATTGTATTGAAAAACAATTTTAGAAGTTGGCTCAGCTTTCGTAATGTGCTGATATATTTGGTGCTCCCTAGGAGAATCATGCATGATGAGGACATACGTGCAGTCTACACTAGGATCTAAATTGCCGTTAGGAAGTTGGTAGTCTCTGTAATAGTAACAGCTGTCCATTATATTACATTTACATTTTTTTACCGATTAAAAATGTAATTAGAACAATACAAAGTACAAAAGATAATATGGCTAGATAGTTAGAAATTTTTTTTATATTATCATAACCAGGTTGAACATTTTTATCAATACCACTTGGTTCTATTATAATAGATTTAGTTAGTGTGTATAAAAATGGATAACTTTCTAATGCATTTTCTGTTGCCGTAAGTTTTTGGTATGCTAACGGAAACTTATATGTGAACTTGGAAGAGTATCTATTCGTTTCCATGTCAGATGCATCAAATAAAAAATTTCTATTACTAGAGGTTTTCATAAAATTTTCACTGTACACAGTTGCGTGTGTGTGGGTATTCCAAATCAAACGTTGGTGTTTATTATGTAGTACTACATCAGTGGGTGAAAGTAAAGGTGTCGCACTACCAAAATTATATACATCTGGATTTTTCTCTATGAAAAACGTGTTCAAATCTTCAACGATTTTTGGATCCCTGATACGCTCATCAAACTCACAGTCATCTTCTAAAACCAGGATTCTCTTGTATCCCCTATCAAGTGCGTGTTTGAACGCGGTCTTGTAGGCATCTTCTAAATCAATACTTGGTTTGTTCTCGCGCAACGTTTTGTCACACTTCTTGTAACCAAAGTTATATTGAAAAACAATTTTAGAAGTTAGTTCGGCTTTCATGATGTGCTGATATATTTGATGTTCTCTTGGGGAGTCGTGCATGATGAGGACATATGTACAGTCCACACTAGGATCCAGGTTACCCTTTGGAAGTTTGTAGTCTCTGTAGTAGTAACAGCTGTCCATTACAATACTTTAGAAAATTACTTCTCAGGTTCAACAACCTTGAGTTCATATTTGTTCACACCACCATAGACAAGTTTCTTATAGAGTTTCTTCATGAACTCGGGCATATTGTTACCATTTGCGGTCACATCAGAAATACCTGGTAAAAAGCAAGACATACGTCTGTAAAAGAGAGTATTCTTGTCAGAAGTATCTTTGGAGGCATCACCCACACGGTAATACTGTTTGTCAAACTCTCCAATGTTTTCTAGATCGTCTCTGTGAGTCACCTTCATCTGGATCCTCTTGTTGTCATTTTTAGCGTTGATGGCACCAGAGTGAATCAGGTTCGCGTCAAAGAGGACTGCTTGTCCAGGTTCACAACCAACACTCTTGATTGATTTCGTAATGTAAATCTTATTTCTCTCCTTGTGGGACTTGGGTATCACATCCAGACATGACTTCATCTCTTCCAAAAAGAAGATGATCGTGTAAGAAGGATGTTTCATTTTGGGATTCAAAACAGATCCATTTTCGTCACGGTGACATGTAGACACACTAGACTTCTCAATGGAGAAAATGTAGTCAGTAAATACATAGTCTTCACCCAATATGGTCTGAAGTTTCTTTACTACCCCTGGGTGATCATGGATAAACTTTTTAGCCTCAAGGTACTTCTTGGAGTCAATGAGACCTAATATGTAGTTTATCTCACTCTCATTGAATGCATCAAAGACATGGAATCCACTATCAACAACCTCGTCCGTCTGTATAAAGTGGACATGATTGGTTGTAGTCGCATACATACAAACTACCAGTAAAATCAGTATCAATATGTATCTCATTTTACTTATAGTAATATTTTAAACGCTCTCCATTCTATGTAAATCATCTTGGGATGCCCCATCTCTACTTTTACGTCTAACTCCGTTAAATGCACCCAACCATCTTTTTACAGTATTATGTGTTCCAACCTGTGAGTTTGTTTCATCACTCACGATGATACTGAGACCATTACATACATCAGGTTTATTCACGCGATCTGGAAACTCTATATTGAAAGCTTGTATAGAGATTGATGGTATATCTGGTGCATCGTCAAGGAGCCGATCATACTCCTCTCTACACTTTTTGACAAATTTTATAACACATGTACGATCACCTTCATCTAGAGACAATTCCATGTCTATATTTCTATAGTATTTAGAATACTGTACACACATTAGAGAATGCGCATCCGCTAAAGTTGAACTTTGACTAAATTTTGATATACTCGTAAGAATACCCGCAAGTACGTTTAGGAATGCAAACATATATTGAACGATCATGATCTTGTTTTTAGTGTCCATGGACACATCTTCATTACCACTTGGGTTGAGGACAGCAAAACCACCAACACCTGTTATAGAGGCTATAATGATAGAAGGGTATGCAAGCCAGTCATTTTGTTTTTTATAGTGTAATCGCGAGTGGTTATGTAGCCACCTATAACCGGCCGCACGTTCAGCCCAAGATTTCAGAAGCTTCTCCTGCTTCTCACACCAAGGATGGGTTTCCATTATGTTACACGGATATATTTTTCGCACTTTCCCTGGCTAATTTATCAGCTTCTTCATTTCTAGGGTCGCCATTATGGGCTTTTACCCAGCGCCATTCAACTATTTTCAATTTGTTACGCATTTCATCGATAGCAATCCACAAATCCTTATTTTTCACGGGTGCACCCGCAGATGTCATCCATCCATTCTGTTTCCATTTTATAATCCATGAATTTATCCCTTGTTTCACGTAGTTACTATCCGTAAATATACGCACCTCTTGAATATCTCTCTTCACAGACTCTTCAAGAGCTCGCAAAATCGCGGTCATCTCCATCCGATTA